TTGATGAAAATGGCCATGCAGTTTATGTTGCGCCAATGGGTTTTAAATCACTTGATGTTATGGCAGAACAGTTTGCAACAGGTAACATTACAGTAGCAGCTTAATCAACGGGGCTTCGGCCCCTTACTCGGAGAGAATATATGAACGCAATCGACATCCAAATCACCCAAGTAGACCGTTTAGGTTTATTGTTGGCACAAATTGCTGACCTGACAAAAGAGGCAGATTTTATTAAAGACCAGATTAAAGAGGCAGCTACCGCTGGTGGCCCATCCTCTTACGAGGGCAATCTGTACCGCGCCACCGTTGTAGCCAGCAATCGCCAGGTTGTAGATTACAAAGGCCTGGTTGCTGACCTCGGCGTTAGCGATGAGCAGTTGCAGATGTTTACTAAAGCCACCGCAGTTTTTGCAGTAAAAACCGTTAGCCGTTAATTAACCGGGGCCTTGCGCCCCATTTTTTTGGAGAGAATAAATGGAAGATTTACAAGACTTACATCACCACCAGCAGCTGCAGCACCAAGAGCAACAGGCGCAACCAGCATATTGCGACTACATCGCTCACATAACCAAAAGAGCCCTAAACGCACCTGACCCATTAGACATTGTTTATGGAACTGGTCGCATTCATTGGGACTTAGGCCCAGAGGGTCAGTTTCTTAGTACCAAAAAGCATTTGTTTGTTGTGGATTGCAATGGCCGTCATTACAAAATAACCGTGGAGGAATTATGAAAGACACCAAAATTAACCTAGTTGCACATCATTTAATCAATAAGAAAAAGATAACAAGCTGGGAGGCAATTGAACGCTACCACGCCACACGCCTAGCTGACATCATTTATGACCTCAAGGCAGAGGGTTGGGACATTGTTACCGATATGGTCAAAGAGCCGTCTGGTGTGCGTTACGCAGTCTACCGCTTGCTTTCAGTACCACGCAGAAGTCGGGTGTCAGCATGAGAAAAACTAACTTTGAGGCCAATAAATGGCAACGCAATGTGTTTACTAAAAAAGAATCTCCTTGGATGGAGGCCTTTGCTGCCGTAGGTTTAGTAGTCTTTATTTTACTTTTAGCATTCATTTAATCGGAGGGAATATGCAAAAAATAGCAACCGCGTTAGTCAAGGCACAAAAGGCCTTTGGACCTGCGCTCAAATCGTCCACCAATCCACATTTCAAATCAAGATATGCCGACTTGGCAGCTTGCGTTGAGGCCGTAATTGATGCCCTAAACGACAACGGTATTGCCTTGGTTCAGCATTCGCATGACTGCGCCGATGGAATCATCATCGAAACCATTTTTATCCACGAGTCTGGTGAGATGATTTCGGGTGGCAAACTCCATGTGCCAGCTACCAAACAGGATGCCCAAGGTTACGGGTCAGCAATGACCTACGCCCGCCGGTATTCGCTCCAGGCGGCTTGCGGTATTGCGCCAGAGGATGATGACGGCAATCAAGCATCGCGCCCAAGCAAACCCAAATCTACCCGCACCAAGGCAGAAATTGAGGCCTTAATTACGGCAGCCACATCAACCGATCAACTGACCGCAACATGGAAAACATTAGCAGCAGACGAGCGGGAGATGGTGCGGGACTTTGCAGCCAAACATAACGAAAAACTGAAAGGTGACCAAAATGCGTGAACCAAATCCATTCCAGCAAGACGGGACCTGGTGGAATGACCGCCTCGGTAAGTTGACCGGTTCTCGGATGGCTGCGGCCATGAACTTCTTAAAGTCTGGCAAAGAGTCTAGTGAGCGGGAGAACCTGCGTTACGAGGTGGTTGCCGAGCGCATTACCAACACCTTTGCTGACAAGTACATGACCTCGGATATGCAATGGGGCGTAGAACAGGAGGCTGCAGCCAAAGAGGCCTTTGAGACCCTTACCGGTTTAATGGTTAAGGATGTTGGCTTTATTGACCATCCAAGCATTGACCATTGCGGGGTGAGTCCTGACGGGTTTGTATCCGATGGCTGCTTAATTGAGATCAAATGCCCCAAGACTAAGACACACATGAAGTATGTAGCCAACCAGGCTATCCCACCAGAGTACAAACCGCAGATGCTTTTGCAGTCAGCTTGTACTGGTAAGGATGTTTGGTTTGTGTCTTACGACCCGCGCATGGGTGAGGGGAAAGACCTATTTATCAAGAAATATGTCCCGACCCCAGAGGAGTTGGCAGAGGTTGAGGCAGCTGCTGAGAAGTTTTTAGCCGAGTGTGATGCACTATTTGAGTTTTTTAATGATGAATCAAATTATTTTGATAAAGGGAGTTTTTAATGTTAATGATCGGATTAGCCCGCCTGGGCAATGACCCAGAAGTTCGCTTTACGCCAGACGGCAAAGCAGTTATGGATTTGTCCTTGGCGTTTTCGTATGGCCGTAAGGTTGATGGTAAGCAGCCGACCCAATGGGTTAACGGGACCATGTGGGGAGATAGATGCGAGAAGTTAAGACCGCACCTTACCAAAGGCCAGCTATTGTTCGTCAGCATGACCGAGCCCCATGTAGAAACCTATAAGCGCCATGATGGCACCGAGGGCGTTACTTTAAGGGCCAGGGTGGGCGAATTAGAGTTTACTGGGCCTAAACCCGATTCTCAACCGCAAACGCCCCAAAACGCCGGAAAATACCCCTCACGGTCCTATGCGGGTGACATCAACGATGACAACCCATTCTAGGAGGGAGTTATGAAAATGATCATAGCCGGTGTTTGTTTACTGTTTTTAAGTGGCTGCGGAATCCTGCCCGACAAAAACGCCATGCCTGAGCAGGAGTTGATAGTCGATGAAAAAGTCCATTCTATGAGCCGTCTTGAGGTAGTGACGGCCATTCAGGATTGCCAGGTTGCTAAAACTAGAGCCGTTGTCATTTACGGTAAGCGCAAGGTCGGCGGTATGACCCGCGATATTGTGGTGGATGTAACTTGCGCCCCGCTCTATTGATTGTTGGCGCAGTTTTATTGGGGCTCTTGCATATGGAGGCCGTTCACAATGCATACCGTGAGGGTTTTACAGATGCCATGACTTATGAAAAAAAGAGCCCCACCAAAGAGGCAGGGCAAGAGGGTTTAAAGGAAACAAACGAAATCAATATTTAGTGTATCACGCGTATGGACGAGTACCGCTGCGATCAATAATCAATGCCTGCTGCCTAGGTTTATCCTCTGGGTTATTAGGAATTGAGATATGGGTCCAGCGGTCAAACTCGCGAATGATCTGGTCGTAACCAAGACCCGCAGCCATAACAGTTTTAACCACCTCATCGGGTGTCATGCCTGGGATGCGGATGTCTGCAGCGCAACCAATCCGATGTTGGCTAGTGTCCTTAGACCCTACCGCGTCATTGACCTGTTTGCAACGAAATGCCGAATTAATCATTACGGGCTTTCCGCCTAAGACGGTTTTGACCTGCTCTAAGAACTTAGCCAAGCGGTTTAGGTTGGCCAATTCATCGGTATTTGGGGTGTTATCAAACTGCCGGTGGTCGGTAATGGTTAATTCTTCAAGGGTAAAGTGTTGCGTAAGTGGAGTAATCATTTTTTAAGCATTCCTTTCATTTCTTCGGTCTTGCTCTTGCTGCCTTGGCTTGAGCCAAAGTAAAACGATAAGACTTGGCCCGCAGCTGAGGTTATAAATCCAAGAGCAAAAATAACCAGTTGTTGTTGGTTGTCTGGGGTATCAACAAACATCAATATCCCAATTAAGAAAAACGCCAATCCTACGACACCAAGGGCTAAGACGGGTACGACCAGCTTATCTAGTTTAGTTGCGTGTTCAGATGTAGCCACCGCAGCATAAGCCTGGCGGGCAGAGTCTCGGTCTTGGACTTCCAGTTTGGCATATTCCAAGTCTAATTCTTTAAGTTTTAGGGTCATTTCAGGATTGCCCGTAAGCGCTTGGGTGACCCCTTCAACGGTAGCATCATCAATGCCTAGTTTTGAGGCAATCCAACCTACGGCAGCGCCACCGGCTGGGCCAGCAACCGCAGTTGCTAGTACGGGCGCAACCCCTTTAAGTAATCCTAATAGCGTATCCATGAATTAATCCCCATACAAATAAACAAAATTGCTGCCATCCAAGTAGCCACGAGTAGGTCGTAACGATTCATTTTTTAGACCTTTCTTCAAGTAACTTGACCCGCACATGGAGGTCATGGAGTTCTTTATACAGTTCTTCTCGCATCTTGGCTCTGCGCTCGGCAGATATTGGACTGTCAGTTGGTACACCTTCTGCGGTAATTAGGGCTGGCATCTTGCCTTCAATCTGGGTAAGGCGGGTCTGGAATGACGATACCTGACCTAGTAGCCAGGCAATACAAGCCACCAAAATTGGTATTACCGCCTTTAAGACATCTTGCATATTCATTTTTTAGACCCCCATACCATGTAATAAGCAATCCACGCTGCCACTAAAAAACACCAAAACTGTACCCATTTAACCTTTGCCAACTCCGCATCAAAATATTTCTTATCTTCTTTTTCCAGCTTTTCAATCTCGGCTTTAATATCAATTAACTTCTGCCATTCTTTGGTGCCGTACTTCTTAATAAAATCTATGCGCAGCTGGTACTCCTCATCGGAAATTTTCTTGCGATGTTTGTACTCCTCAAGGGCTTTAAATATTGCCCGCTCTTTCCTTAACTCCGCTTCCCTGCGTTCCCGTATTCTTGCATTTGCTTGCTGCTTTGCAACATCTACTGCTTCCTTTTGCACTTCTTCAATATTCTTGCCAATTTCTCTACCGGCTTCTCTACCGGTTTTCATCCCTTCGCTGATACCCTTGGCACCAGCGGATAGCCCCAGTTCGTCTGACATATATCATCATTTTTTTAATTTTTGCCATATGTCCGCAACCGGCATTGAGTTAATTTCTTTCCATCCAATAAAGGTGCAGGCAAACATAATAAATAGGAAAAAAGCAAACAATGCAGTAAATATAAGCACCGCAAAAATAGCAACAAATAAAGCAAAAATATTTAATATGGTGGTTAACATTTAGTTGGCCATTAGCATTATGGTTAATATAAATAACAGGATTGCAGCATAAATTCGCTTTGCCCAATACTGTTTATTAAGTAAACGCGGGTCGTGAATTAGGTAACTCTGCAACTCCAACATATCTTCATCGCGTTCAATGTACTTTGGTTTAAGTGGATTAAGGTCGTATTTACAACCAATCTTAATTTTGCCATTGTTATATGGCACATCCATTACTTGTCTGCCTTGTCGTTTAATCGGTCAAAAAACGAGGCCATGATACTTTCCAGCTTGTCAAACCGTGCGGCCATTTCAATCCGCACTTCTTTTAGGTCATCTCTGCGCACATAAAGTTCCCGCAGGTCTTTTTCAATCTGGTGGATGTCTCTGCGCAACTCTTTATTAAAATCCCAGAGTTCTCTAGCAAACCAGCCAATGGATGCAATAACGCACCCAAGGCCAATATTGATGATAGTTTGCCATTCCATATTAGGTTTTCATTATGTAGCAGAGAGCATAGTAAGGAGGC